CTGCTCCACTCACTATCTTAGTAAACATTGCTTTATAACTAAACACATCTCCTGCAGTAAAGCTATTAGCCGGAATAAGAATAGAGTTAAGTCTAACTTGCGCTGTGCTTGAACCTGTACCAGATTTATTAACTACAGAGGCGCTAAAACCTGATCCTGGAACACCTTGAGGTCCTTGTAAACCTTGCAATGCTAAAAAATCCCAATCTGTATTAGGAGGATCTGGTAAAACTGATGGAGGAGTTGGTGCTGGAATAGCAAACTTAGCTACATAGCTAGAACCACCAAAAAATACTACATCTCCTTTAGAGTAACCTACTGTATTATCAAATGCCCCTAAAAAGTTTAAACCTGTAGCTCCTGGAGTACCCGGTACACCCTGAATACCTTGAGGGCCTTGAGGTCCTGTCGGCCCAGTTGCACCTGGCTCACCTTGCGGTCCTGCTAATTGACTTTTTAAAACACTTCCTGATATTATTTTAGAATCATATTCTGGAATTTTATTTGCTGAAGTATTTCTTGCAATATGAACTACATCATCATCTTTTATTTCTGATATAAATCTATCTCTATTAATTAAGCTTAATATTGTTTGTAGTATTTGCATTATTTATCTTTTTTATCTTTTTTAGCTTTTAAATCATATTGATTTTTATTCTCTCTTGCTATTTCAAGTTCTGTATTAGCTATATCTCTTCTAGTTGCTAAAGCCTCTTTATCAACCTGCATTTTATCTTGATCTTGAGATGCTTTCATTGCAAACTGTTCTCTCTTCATATTCATTTGATCTCTGTATTGAGATGTTTTTTGAATAGATTCCATAGCATCAGTATAGTCACTTACTAAGTTTTGATTTACATCTTGACCTTGACCATATCCAGCAGCTTTAATTTCAGCAACAGTAATATCTTTTTGTCTTTCTTTTTCATTTTCCTGCTGCTCAAATTGAAGTTTCATTTGCTCTTCTTGTTGTTTAGCTTGAATTTGCTGTTCTTGCATTTGCTGTTGCTGCTGCATTTCTTGCTGTCTTTGAGCTTGAGTTTTCATTTCAGCATCTTTAAGAATATCTGAAACCTCTGCAATAGATTCAGCTTTGATAACATTACCTAAATCATAGATGCTAGCACCTGTTGTGTTGTTAGTTAATGCCATTTGTTTTAATTGATCAAGAACAGCTCTATGATTTGTCTTTGTTGTAGCAAAAATATTAAAGTCTCTAAGTAGTAAGTCAGTACCATTTATAGTAAAGTTTACCTTTTCAGCTTTAGAGCTAATATATTGAAGTCTAATACTTGGATTATTACTATAATAAAACTGAGCTAAATCAGTTCTCATTTGATGAACTCTAGGCATTAAATGATCAGAATGCTGAGTAAAATAAATCTCTGTTTGAGCATATGACTGATTAAGAGCCTGTGTAACACCTGTTGCTGTTTCTTGTGCAACTGGAGCACCAAGTCTTTGTGGATTTATACCAATAGCATCAAAAGCTTGTTGTTTAAAATAATTAGCTAATTGTATTCTAGACATTAATCTACTAGTCTGCTCCATATTTAGAGTTTGATAGTGATTAAAGTTTGTAGCATTTTCTGTATTTGTAATAGATGTATCTAAAGGAAGCATGCTAAAATCTTTCATAGCAGTCCATGCTTTAGCATAGTTATTCTTACCCCAATCTTCGTCCATTGAATGCCTAGGCAATGCATTCTGATCAAACATTATAACTGTACCAAGTTCATCAACTAAGATATCAGCAATTTGATTATTAACCATGTTATAACCAACTTGATATGCCTTCATTAAATCAACTAATGAAGTTGACTTTGTGTTTCTATCAGAAAAGACTCTTCCTTCTACAGGAAGCTTGCATCCGTAAAGTGTACTATTACCTTTAAATTGGAAAGGAACACGTCCAGGTTTTTTTCTATTAATACCTAAGTATATTGGATTTATATTATCTCCCATATTAGATCTCCAAAATGCAGGAAGATTTGGTCCAATTTTTACACCACCACAAACTTCATTTATCCATATCCACTCAACGTGCTCACCATAAACTAAGTTATCTTTGCTTTTTTGTTTAAATATTGAAGTATCATATATAGGTTTTTCTGTAACCTTAAATGTTTCATCAATTATTTCTTGAAATATCTCTCCTGTTTTATCAATCTTTGTAAGGTGTCCTACTTTTCTTTGAGTCTTCCAATAAGTTGTTGTTACACGCATTAACTCAGCTTCACCCCATGTAGTGACATCATCGCTTTCATTTAGGATCATACTAACAATATCACCACCTCTAGCAGGATCATCAGACCAATTACTTACAAATTGTCTATATGCCAGACCCGGCTGATTAGTATTCCATTCATGTGATCTAGAAGCATCATAGTAAGATCCATCATTTTGCATACCGTTAACTTGGTATAGAGCAGATCTTGCAGGATAAATTTCTTGTAATGAGTGAAGTTGACCTTCATTCATTAGATATCCATACTTATCTATAACATCTGCAACAGTCATTAAATCAACCTTACCTGCAAAGTTTGAATCTGATATATATCTTACATCTGGTGACTTTTGATAGAATGTTAAAACCGGATTCCATAGTTCAACGTCATAGTCATCTTCATACATTTTAAAATGCCAAAACTCTCTGTCTGTAATAAGCATATCTCTAAAGCCTCTTTCCTCAAGCTCTTGCATTTTAAATCTCTCCTCATCAACATTTAACTGATGACTAGCCCACTCTTCTACCATGCTCCTGTAATCTTTGGAAAAGAAATCTTCTATCTCAGGAAGAGACTTTAAATTTTCAGGTGACATTTGCTGCTGAACTTCTTCTGATTGAAAATCAGCTCCCATTTCTAACATCTTTGACATAAGTTGAGCTTGCGCATCTGCTAAAAGATTCTCTTCTACCATTGCCCGTTTCTGCTCAAGCATCTCATTATAAGAGAGATCATCTACAGCTCTAAACTGGACTTTAGAATATCTTTTCTCAAACTCACCACATAATACATTAACAACATTAGGTATGATTGGATAAAACTTCAACTCAAGCGCACTTTCATCTTCTTTTGTAAGTACGTCTATTAATTGTCTTTGTTCATTATCTTCTTCAACAATATAATCAGTCTTATCAATTATACCCTTTGCTAGTTTATAATTTTTTAAAAGCTTTCTTGCATTTCTTCTTAGAAACTCTAAGCCTTGTAATTCAAGCCAATCTAAGTTCCAAGCATACCAATCATCATCTTTCTTTTTTGCAGGAAGAAATTGTATTGGTTGAGTTAAGCTGGAAGATGTAGGATAACCATCACCTTTAGCTCCATTTTTTAACTGTAATGCATTAAATACTTTCATAGTTATCTTAAGTTCTTAAATCCTGATCTAGGCTTCTTAGTACGCGTAGATTTATTACGTCCTAAATTTCTAAACGGACTACTCTTTAATTTATACAAATTTTCTGACTTTTGCAAGGGTTTCTCGCTTTCTCTTCTCTTTGCATAACCTCTATTTGCTTGTTGTACTTTGACAAAAGCAACTAAAGCTGAAAAGGCAACAAGTCTATCCACGTTTAATCCTGGGTAGTATTGCTGCATTTCTTTTAGCAACATTGGATCTGGTATTCTTTCAATACCTAAAGTCTTCTTTATTACATTGCCATCATCATCAACTTCTTGATCTATTTCTTCTCTTAAAAATTCTATAGCGTATGATATAAGATGTGATTTAAATAAAGTTCCTGTATTCTTCCAGCCATATTCTGAATATACAGATCTATTTGATCCTAAATCTTTTAAAAAAACCATTTGACTCTTAGGTACTAAATACTTTTGCTTCTTTTTAGATACCATGTAGTTTATAAAATGACTGATGTTATTTTCAACTACAGTCCAAGCATTATACCATTCAATTATTAAAAGTAATTGCTCGTGAGTTTTGTTTATATCATCATATCTGCCTGACCAAGCGCACACAAGTTTATCAGGTTCAACAAAAGTCTCAATACCATCTAATGTATCTCTTCTCACCTCTACTGCATTCTTATAAACAAAAATACTACACAATGAATCTGATGTAGTAGTCTTACCTTCTGATACAGGGTCAATAGATGCATAGTACATACCAAACTCAGCATTCTTTACAGGTCTTTCATACACAACAGGAACACCTCTTTTATCTTGCATCTTTTTATCTACAGGAAACTGTGATATTGGATTTCTTCTACTAATTGATGCTGTTATACCATCTTGAGTTCTTTCAAGTTCTATATGTTCATATGAATACTCTTTATCTTCAATTTTTTTAAGCTGCTTAGATATAATACCTTGTGGAAATATAGATTCCTTTCTATAAGCAAATCCTTCTGCAATATTCGTTGGTTTCTGAGATATTCTTAACTGATATTGTTCAGGATTTAGCTTATTTTTCCAATCTTCTCTTTCAGTCATTATAGCTTCTAAAGCTTCTTCTACTTTAGAATTACCAAACTCATCAATATATGGTGGCATAGACCATTGCTCTGGAATAAATAAACCAGATAAGCCAATAGTACCATCTTTATCTAAAAGATCTGTTTTAACAGGATATATATCATTATTTATAGGATTAAGAATCATATCCTTAAGAGGATTGCACTGATCTAAATCACCAACAGATCCCGCTGCAATAAATTGACCTGTAGTCATCATACCAGAAGACATTGCGGGACGTAAATACTCATATGTATCTGCCATCTTAGGTGCAATACCAGCTTCCTCATGAAAGAAGTAAGTTGTAGGTCCCCCTACTCCAGTTGTTGCATTCTTTTCAAATGATGCGCCTTGTATCTTAGATTTTAAACCTTTGCTTGTTTTTCTATTACCAACTCTAACTTCTATTTGTTGTTGCCAAAGTAAAACCTTTTCCGGGTTACTTGGTCTATACCAAGCTGTATGTTCATTAAGAAAATCTTTATATTCTTCCAAAAACTTCCAAGATCCTTTATCATTTATATAATCTTTAAGGCTAGCTCCAATCTTACATACACTACCTTCTTCAAACCAGTATGTATTTATAATTTTACCCATATGAAAATAAGAAGAAGCTATCTGACGTTTCTTAAATATAGCAGCATGTTTATTGCTAAGTTCTGCTATTACTTCATATAGCGCCATATGGTATTGAGCATCTCTAACTTTAGCAAACCCATAGGCTTTCTCTTCTTTATCATATATGGGAAGAAAATTTAACCACATATAGTAATCTCTAGTTAAATACCAAGTCTTACCATTATTCTGATAGATTACACCCAATCTGCACTTTGCTTTTTCTGCATCCCAATACTTTCTAAAATCTTTACCTCCAATGGGCGCATTTAAGTATACACCTGTATTGTTAAATTTTCTAGCTTCTTCATTAAATATTTTAGCTGTTTCATCAAATTCATATTTGCCCGGCTCTTTGAATAAGGGCAATAAAAAATCTAACCACTCTTGATCAGTATCAAAAGTAGTTGTTGTCCAATCTCCATTTAAATATGTAGGAATTATTTTCACATTTCTACTATTGCAAGTATAGTATCAACATTAATTAACTGGTGATTTTTACCATCATGTTTCATACTAACCCCTTCCGCATATTCCGCATACTTAACAATATCTCCAACTTTTACAGATGTTACATCCTGACCTATAGCAATCACATCTGCCATATAATCTTTTGATGTATTTGGATTTATAATATCAGTACCTGGAAAAAATTCCTGTGGTTGTCTATCCTTGATTAATACTTTTCTACCTATTGGTGTTACTTTCATTGGTTTTATTTTACATTTGATCGTAGGCCAACCCTTGACCTCCCCTTACTGATGATTGTTGCTCATCTTTTAAATCTTTATATGCTCCCTTAAATGATTGCCTAATGCTATCAAAGTCTTTAGCTACAGCTCTTATTTGGCTAATATTACCGTCTCTACCATCTGTTATTTGCGTATTGGCCATATATGTTGCCATGTTGTCTAAAGCTTTCTTAATACCCATATATGCACGCATTGTAGGTGTTTCATATAGCTTATAGCACATGTCTAAAGCTAATCTTATCTTACTATCTTCAGGAGACTCTTCTAAAGATACTTCTTCTATAATAATATCCTCTTTCTCATGCTCTGGTAAATGAAAGAAAGGATTCATATCCGGATTAGGGCAGCTCATATAGAACAAGTATTTGAATATACTTAAATGACTATCTGGATACTCATCCATTATATCCTTTAAAAAGTTCAATGTGTAACAGTGATCTGTTAAAACAAGGGCTCCATTATCTATTTCAAAAAGTTTTATTAACATATTATTCTCTTATTACTAATTGTAAATCTGTTACTAACATATCATCAGCACTACTTGTATTTTCTACATATAGTTCTATAGTATCTAAATTATTCATTAGAGTACCATAAACCATAGTAATAGCATCGTTAGGATTTGCACGTACTAGAGTTTGACTACCAGGCAATACTACTCCATTCTTATAAAAGTAAAATACATAATCATCTGCACCTGAACCTTGTTTATCAAATGTTATTGTACAGTGTAAAGAAACATAAACTTGTTTTGTACCAGTATATGTATTTACTCCCGCTGTACTTGTTGTATATCTAACAGCTGCTTGTTGAGTAGCTCCACCACCCATGTTAATTTGCGTGGGTACATTTTGCGTTAAACTTGTGATAGTAGTGTTACCATTTAATGTCATAACAACACCACTTACAGAATTTAATATACCTTGGTTAGCAAATACATCATATCCAATTGTTTGTGGTTGAGAATAATCAGGTAAAAGAACTACAGGTACTTCTGGTAAGAATAATTTTCCTGTAGTTAAACCTACAGTAACAAATGCATTAGAAGAAATTGTTCCAAATCCTGTAGTAGATAATGCTGCTATTTCAATACCATTTTGAGTTTGTTGTGGATGTATTACACAACCATTAATATTTACTGCCCCAAATGATGCTAAGTTATTAGGTAATAGCTCTATCATAGAGCATGTTGCCCATCCTCCTGGCGTTGGTATAGTAGATTCATCAAACCATCTGATTAACTCACAAGATGTTATTTCTATTTTAGATGTGTCTTCAAATCTTAAACCAAAGTTTTGAGCTCTGATATAAAAGAATAAACAGTTATTTATATCTACAAGATCAAAGCCTTTGATATCCATAACATCATATGTACCTCTAAATTGGCAGTTTAAAAATGTAAGAACTTTTAATCTACCTGCATTAAATCCTGCAGGATCAATATTAGTTGCTGATATAATTGACCCTGATGAACTATTACCAGAAAGTCTAACACTTGACATACCAAAGTTAACATCAACTATAGTAATCATAGGGTCTGTACCATCCCATATTAGATGATCTAGGTTTCTATCTAGACCTATAATCTCAACACCTTCTACATTGCAAGTTATGGCAGAAGATATTGTTATCTCACCTCTAATTATATATGTAGTATTTGCTACTAGTGTTGAGGGTAAATCCGAAGCTTCTGTAACCTCTTTAATTATTCTACTATTTACAGTTCTTATTTCTTTACCTCCATCCCAAGTAAGTGTACCATCTAATGTAGCAACTCTACCATCTGCTACAGTACCATCATTAAGATAAATATTTTCAAATGCGCTTGTTATTTCTAAATCCTCATCTGCTCCAGGATTTAATTTTGCAATTGAAATACCCGTACCAGCAACAAGTTTGTTCTCTAAAAAATCTGCTGTAGTATCCGCAGAAGATACTTTAACTTTTGAGGGGTCAACTCCCGGACCTATAGGTAATAATGCTCCAAAATCAGCAGGTGTCATATTAATTATAACGGATTGTGTTGATCCATTTAACCAAACTTCAGTGATGTCAGATCTTAAAGAAAGGTTTCCAGTAAGTATATCACCTAAAATATATTTAGAGTATGACACAACTAAAGATAAATCTAAACTTATTTGCTTTCTAACTAATTCCTTTGGATTTGTACCATAAGGGCTAGATTGAGTTAATATAGTCCTTACTCCAAAACCGTCTAATATTGTATATGCCATTATTTTTTCTGTTTTAACCAATTTATTAAAGCGATAACTTCAGCTTTTAAATATGGTAGTTCATACATTTTAATTTCATCTAAAACAGGTTCTCCATTTATATGCTCATTGATCGGGTACCCATTTTTATCCTCACCTAATTGTTTAAACTTTACATGTTGAACTATAAGTTTACCTATTTTAAGTTTAGGATTGTGCTTTTTAATAATATACGCATAAATACTAAGTTGTAGATTGTAATGATTCAAATTACAGTCATCCAAATGACCTACTGGATTATACATCATCTTTGTTATACCTTCCCAGTTTGTAAATCCTTTTTCTTTTATCTCCTTATTTGTCTTATAATCAGTGATATTAATTGTATTATTTACAATCTCAACTAAATCAGCTTGACCGCATAAGGCAGCAGACTTTAAATAAACAAAATGCTCAGGATAAACACCATCTTCTAACTTTTGCGCTGGAGCAACCTTAACTCCTGAGTTATCAATAATTGGTTTTACAATAGGCATTTTAACACCATACCTTTCAATAGTATCTAAAGATAAAAGATCAGCTTCTCTTTGATTATGATAAAAATTACCAAGCTTAATTGCTCTTTGTGATTCATTTTCCCAAGCTTCAAGTATTTCTTTTGGTGTCATACCATACCATTTAGACTTTTTATTTTTGCAAGACTTTTTTGCTTGAGATTTAGCATCAAAAGGAGGTTTAAACATTCCTATAAATGATGTAACACTAGTCCATTTTATTTCTTCCCCTACACTTTCATAAACATGACCATCCTCTTTAAATATTAATCCCATTATTTCTTTTTATTTAGGTTAAATGCTTTACATACAGCACTTCCAAACTCAGCATCATTAGGATGCTCATCTCTTAGCTCTTGTAGTTTTATATAACTCATATTTGTATATTTAACAGATACATCATGTGTTGAATTTGTATATTCACGGGTATCTCTAAGCTTATCCATATATTGTTTTAACTTACTCGCCATTGTCTAATTTTTCAATTAATAAATCTTCTTCATCTTCAGTCATTATAGCAGGCCACTTGCCTCTAGGACATTCTGAAGATAAAGATCTTGTCTTTAGTTCTAAACTACATCCGCATTCAGCACAACAAGGCTCTGTACCTGACATTAAACAATGTAAACCTTCTCTATCTAGAGCCGTGCATTGTTTGCATATGTCAAATCTTGCCTCAGCTTCAGCTTCTATATGCTCTTGTTTAAAGATATTGTTCTTTATACCTTCTAATATCTGTTTGCTATTCTTAAATGCTTTTAAATACTTACTCAGCCCCATTTCTTTTCTTTTTAAATTCTTGTTTTGCTATAATGTTTGATTGTATTTTATCTTTTAACTCTTCCATCTTAAGTATCTTAGCTTTCATTGAAATAGTTCTATCATACCCTTTGTAAGTATTATTTTCAAACTCTCCAAGTTTGCTTTTATAAGCCTTAATTGACTTATCTAGTCTAGCCTTTCTTATTTTAAATGTACCCAAGCCTTCAACAAAAACATTTGGGTGATCTAATGAACTTAATGCTTTTCTAACCTTACCATAATAAAATGCTATAAAATCTTCCACAACATTCTCATGTATATTTAATTCAGTTGCAATATCTTTTCTAAATTTCTTATGATTCTTCGGATTCATTACCTAGTATTTTAAAATCTAGTAAAACAATTCCTGTAGTTTGAACCTTTATATCTTTAGATAAAGAAATAGTTTTTCTATTTACACCTGTTTTAATCAATAAATTCTTTTTCTCTGCTTTTGTTATTGCATTTCTAGCAGATTGAGGACTTTTGAATATTTTTAAGTCTGTAATCATCTTACAGAAAGCCGGTATATCTACATTATCATTTTTTGCAAGCTCACATAAACATTCTAAATCAGCAGAGCTAATTTGGATTTTATTAAAAAAGCAATGAGTTAAAATCTGATACTTTATTGTATCATTTAAACTCGTTCTTATTTTCTTATCTACTTTATTTACAATTGCCATAATTAAAAACTCATTATCATATCAATCATATCAGGATCTGGATAAATATCCATCTTACCCTTTCTTACATTGGTATGAGATAGTAAACCTTTTATTTTTCCATAATAAGCATCCTCTTGAAATCCAAATGCTTTTACTGGACCATACTTCTTTATAAATTGCTGTAATCCTATACGCATATCAATACCGTCTCTTTCTTGGATGTATTTTAATAGCATATGCGTTTGTTCAACCTGCTTTGATGAATATTTATGCCAAAACTGACGTCCTTTAAAAGCCTTTTCAAGTTCAATAACTTGATCAGGATGCGCCTTTTTACCAACATAGCTATTATGAGCATCATCAAGATAACCAATAGAACATATTTCTAATCCAATAGAGTGTCTATTCATATATCCCGATCCAACTTTACCCAAATGCCAACCATATCCATCTTCAGGAAATGCTTGCACCATAATACCATCATATTCATCATCACCTGTTCTATAGTTTTCACCACCTAAAACAAATTCCGTAGCAACACGCCCTCTTTTATCTCTCCCCCAATAATCTATGCATGCATAAGGATTTGATCCTCCAGCTGTATGATGTAAGAACATATATTCATTCTTAACATTCTTTTTTAGATATTCAGTTTGCGCTAAATAATATTTATGTATTTTTTGACCAAAGTTTGTTGTGAACCATTGACCTTCTCCATCAGTATCTTCATCAACAGCTTCTAAGGTAGGCTTGACAACTTGTAAAAGTTGCCAAGTATTTCTACCTACAATTCCATCTACTTTGATATCATTTTCTAATTGATATTTTATAACAGCTTTTTTAGTACCAGATCCAAATATACCATCTGCTTTAATACCCAATAGCTGCTGTAGTTTTTTTACAGAATCACCTCTTGAACCTTTTTTAAGCAATTGCATTAATCTCTTTTTAAAGTTCTTTTAATTTCTTCCTCTTCTCCTTCTTCTCCTGGGCCATAAGCTTGAGCCATAAATGCCTGAGCTTGTAATCTTTTAGCTCTAGTCTCTTCAATCTTTGTCATTAACTCTTCATACTTAAGTTGAGTCTCAAGATGAGGTATTTGACTTTCATAATACTTTGTGATCTTTTCTCTTCTCTCAGCAATTTCTTTTTCTGTTAGCTGAGTCTTAACACCTTCTTGAGGTGCTTCTGTTTCTGTTGTTGCCATATAAATTAAAATTTGGTTTATATGACCAAGATACAAAAAAAAGTTTAAATGCCAGAAGTTTAATTCTTTATTTTCTTCAGTACTACGTTTCCGTTAACTTCTAAAACAAAACCTTTATATGATTCTTTTACCTCCTGACCTAACATATTATAGTTCTTGCTTTTATTATTTCCACGATAAACATAAACAGGAATAAACGATTCTTCTGCGCCATCTATATCCGTTTGCTTAAGTTTATAATATATGTAGTTAGCAAAGATGTTTCTATCCATGTATTCATAATTGATAACACTATTACTAAACCCTGCTGCTGGTATCTCACTAAGTAGATCCCAATCATTACCATCATCAGATCTGTACACACTAAAATAATCAGATTGAAATTCAGAAGCTGTTGACCATTCTAACAGCTGCCCATCATCTCTTACTTCTGCGGAGAAGTCTAACAACTCTACAGGCAAAGGTGCGGGATCATATACATCTAAAAACCTAACATGTGAAAACTTACCATTTATGTTACCAGAACCCCCGGTTGTATTTAAAACAAACGCAAGAGCAATCGTTGTATTGGGTAGAGTAATTGAATAAAACCCATCAAGATTAGATATATCATAGAAAAACCAACCATTGTCATAAAAATACAATCCAAAAACATCACCATTACGGACATCACTCTCTTGACTCCAGAGTAGTTCAACGCTTGACCATGTACTAAAATCATAGATTGGGCTTTGGAATACGTAGAACTCACCCGCCAAATAGTTTCCTGTAATATTAAAGCAAAGATCACCAGCATGGGAACCAGTGTTACTCCCTGGGCTAGTCCACTCACCAGTATTGTCAAAACTATCAAACGGTTCACTAATTTGTCCATATCCTATAAAGCAATATAACAATAAACTAACTACTAAACTCTTCATCCATTATTTTTTTTAATTCTGCACACCTTAAGTAATACTCCGGTTGATCAATATTCACATAGTAATCAATAATATCCTGAATATCTTTTTTGGTTGGACCGTCAGAAGGATCATAAGACATAAGAGTACTAATACCAAACTTATGCTTCTCAGTCAGCAAATCCTCAAAAGTTAATTCATTTGTCAATACAGCATAAGAATTCTCATACGCAATATCTAACATTGCTTGCTCCATTAGTATTCTTTGCTCATCCGTAATACCACTGTGCTCTTCCTCTGGTTCTTCCATGTGTTACTTCTTTATACAGTAAGATACAAAATTTCTACCCCCCATCCAAGCTTCAACAAAACATACCCCCCACCCATTACTCAAAAAATTTTATACCCCTATTCCAAAATTGTATGTGTTGCATATGCGTTGGGTCCTACATATTCACTCCCCGGCTAATGTCTGCCAGCGGTTCACCCCGCATAATTATTAACTAACAAAAACAAAAAAATGGCAAATGAATCTGTAGTGTACCTTCACAAGGTAAATGTAAACAAAGAAACTGGAGCAGTTTCTGTAATAGTAACCGATGAACCTCTAACATCACAAAGTGCTGGTAAAGGTTTCAAGATCGGCAACACAACCTATGTTTCTACAAGTAGAAGACAACAGGTTACGTTTGGCGTCTTGGTTCTAAAGAATCCAAAGACGGGCAAGTTGCTCAAGAGCAATGCCAACCACGTGAAACTGTTGCAGGCAAAGCCTCAAGGTTTCAAGATCCCAAACATGGAGTTCTCCGAAAACCCTGTGTTGGCTCGTGACACCAAGCAACCAACTGGGATGATGTGGGTAGTTGACGCAGAGTAAAACCTGCGTAGGGGAAGGGTGTAAAAGCCCTTCTGCCTGTTCACTATGTCTCTCTATTATTAATACTTTAAAACAGATAGGGTTTAACTATAACTCGTGTATAAGAAGGTTAAACTTAATATTTAGAATACACCCCTGCGTGATACGTGCTTAACAGCACAAGGGGGTATAACCTATCTGTATTTTTTTCATAATAGTCTCTCTATTGCTACCTATAGCTAGGTGATAGCAGCTTATACGTAGATATATCATAAAATTTTAGAAAGATTGGGCAAGATTAATAGTTTTGCCCTTATTTCTATTAAAAACAAAAGAATTTATTTATTTATGTGTGTGATTGTATTAGTGAGATCACATCATACATAATCATTACCAATTAAAACACTCAGAACTTTAACAATTAATTTAATATATATAGCTATGACTAAAGAACCTATAGTACACATTGACACAAGAGGTATAAGAAATGACATTAATACTCCTTATGGGGATATTACTAATTCTGTTATCTCTACTCTTGATGAATTTCGTATCCGGTATCAGTTAATTGACTACGGTATTCTTATATACGGTATGAAGGAATTTACTGATGATGAAGATGTAACTATCTGGAGAGGTGGTAACCTTATTAGATTTGATTTGTCAACTAGTAAATACATAAAGAACATATGAGAAAGATAATCGCATTAATCAAACAGTATCGTAGTCTAGATGACTATGCTAAGTTACGTATAGAGTTAACTATTATTACTATTGTTTCTCTTATATGGATTCTTTATATACAAATCCCGTAAATCAAAAATAAAATGAGAAAATTAACATCAGATCAATTTATATACTTGTTGGTAATTATTACATTCGTTATTGGGGCAGCTGGTCTGTCCCTTAGTGGAGATAACAAATTACTACAATGTGTATTTGCTATTACTTTAGTTGTTTCTATGCTTATAGCAAGTTGGAAAGGAGAATAAAAAATAAAATAAAATGAAAATACATTTACACTCAAAGAGAGGACTATACACCGTAGAAGACTTCGGTAGAGATTCCATAACGTTAAGCACTAAACACTCATCGTTTAGTGTACCTTGTGATGACTTTAAATGCTTTGCAGGTGGAGTTAACAAACCATCAGATAAACAACGTAAAAGTTTTCTTGGTATTGTTAAACCATTACAGGCTGCTGATGATGCATTTGAAGATGCAAAAGTTCAGTTAACTCAAGAGGTTCTTGCATTAGGTACAGAAAGATACGAAGAAATATATCTACAGAGATTTGAAAAGTCTATGGAGTTATTTGAATCCAAAGGTAAGTTCGGTCTTACTAATTGGAAAGAAGTATATCATAATCTACAAAAGAAGTATGATGACCAAGAAAATGTTACTCGTAAAAGGATGATGGATATTGCTAAAAGAGTATACAATACACAGATTGATCTAACTTCTTGGCAATGTGAGGACGGTATCAAGTTTATCATTCAGAATAATAAAAAAAAGTATAAGCATACTGATGAATGGAGAATGTGCTTTGATCCGTATGAGATACTCATGAACTTTCATTCAAGACTTGATGACTTGTATAATACCTTTAGGTATTCTGATGATGGTTCAGGTTGGTCTACTGCAAATGGTGGATGGATTAAAGTCATTGGAGATATAGTATATCTTTATGCTGAGTCAGGTGACTATGGCGTATACAAAGATAATATTGCTATTGACTGTGCTCATAGGATGTTTCCAGGTAAACAGGTTATATCTTGTGCAGGTAAGCAGTGGTCAGATGTAAAACAATGAGCGTATGGTAGTTATAACGCGGGATTGATCACCCAAACCCTACCAACATAGACAAAGGAAGTTCCTATTAATTCAACAAGACAACTACTTCCCGTCTACAAAAAGATAAAAGGTGTTCCTATTAACCAAACAAAAAACAAATTACACCTCATCTTATTTTAACCAATAGTCAGTTCCTATTAACTAAACAAAGTAGAAGGAGCAGCAGATTTTTGATGACAAATTAGGCATTTATTACTGACCGCCTTGTCAAGGTTCATCTGTTGTAAACCTTCGTTAACCGGTGAGGGGAGGGCATATGCTCTCCCTAAACCACAACACTCAACAATCGTGAAAGAAATTAAATTATTTAATAAAGTATTACAAGGAGATTCACCATCTAATTGTGTAAGCAGAGTGCTATACAAAAAAGCATTCGTAGATTATCAATTAGTATTATCTCCTAAAGCAGACATAAGAAGGATAGGAAATTACTTAAAGACAATACCTTCTAAGTTTGTTACATTCCATAGAGACTTTGAAGCTGTTCGTCATACACCTGAAGCTGTGCTGTACATAGAAAAGTTAGCACATTATGCTAGCACATATGGTACAAACCATACAGGACAGGTTTACTTAGCATCACAAGGTTGGTGTAATGTTACATACAGTGGTGAGAAATTCATTGATGTTATTACTAAAGAAGAACTTAGAGTTAAGTTAGAGAAACTTATCTATGGTAACGTTGCATTATCTGCTGATGATATGTTTGATGCTTTGGAATTAGTTGATGAGTTAGGTTTCCCTTTACATACAAGCATGTGTGCAAACAGGGAGATGGCTATAAGAATTGCATTACGCAATAATGAAGCGCCTGTAACCAATGATGAGGCAATGAGAATGATTAACTATATAGTTACTGGTAACTCTACTGTCATAAAGAATGATGAGACTATTGCTTTGTATAAGGATAATGTCAATACCAACTTCTCAAAGGTTAAGAGTTTGTTAAACAAACTTGACATGGAATACATGGCTAAAGTATTTAATAGATACAAGCCGTTGTTTCTTGCTATGAAGAAGTCTGATGGTAGAATGATTAGTTATATAAATCGTTTGTCTAAACTATCTAAGAAACATCATGCACCATTTGTTGCTCCTATTGAGACTGTATTCCTTACACGTAAGTTTATAGCTGATACTCATAAAGAGAGTGGTGGTACTGCATATTTTAATATTGTTGATAGAATTAGTAGAGGTGCAACTGTATTTCAGTTAGAGAAATACATACGTGCTACAAGAAAGCGTATAAATGCAACAACAAAAATTAGAGATGTCTTATCATATGTAACTATCTTTACTATAGATGTATACAATATCAGAAATGGTAAGCAGTTTATTAAGTCAAACGATGAGCAGATGAGAGAGTATGATGATATAGATCTGAATCATTTGTATCATGAGGTGAGAAGAATTCTTATGAATGAACTTCATTATAGACTAGATAATAAACTACCTAATGGTGTTAAAACTAATCTGAATCTTACTATACCAACTAGTTTAAAAGACTGTGTTGGTAGCGTACCTTACGGTACAAGTATTGACTTTGGGAAGTATGATAACATACAGATAGGTATACATTGGACAGATGAAGAATGTGGTCAAGATCTAGACTTATCAATAAACGGTGATGGATTCCAAGTATCTTGGAATACTGATCAAGTTGCAAATGGTATAGTTCATACTGGTGATATGACATCTGCTACACCTGAAGCTACTGAAATGATATCACTTGATAAGCATGTAGGTAAGGGTAGAATTATTGTTACACCTTATTCATGTAAACCTAATGCTAAGTTTACATTCTTTATTGCAAAGAATGGTGACGTAGATACAGAGGATCCTGTTTCTCATACTAATAAAATCATCAACACAAAAGAAAAAGGAGAGATTCTCTTTATGTCTGAGATGAGATTGAATGGTGAGATAACATTGGGATATATAGATGGAAATGAATTTTACTTCTCAGGTAGAGAGACAAGTAAGAAACGTATACCATCTAAGTTTAACGCTGGATTGATGAGAGGTGAAATAGATCACATGAAAACATTCACAATGTTAGACCGCAATGATAAAGGAGCTACTGTCAGTAGTGCTAAAGATATATTCGAGGTACTAGTGTAAGACTACTAAGCAGGATGTAATAGTCCTGCTCTTTTAATAACATAGTTGTAATAGCTGTGCACAATGGAGTGGGTA